TCTAAACTATGAAAGTCGATTGGATAATCTGCAACCAATAAACGAGAGATTGCGTTCGTGGATGCGTGTGGAAATTTAAGCAAATATTCTCTAACGATTTCACCCTTATATGTTACTTTTTTCATAGTATAACTGACTCTCTATTTCTCTCCTAGTTGTTAAGCCTTTTATTTCTTTGCCTCCAGCCTTATTCCATTTTAAAAACTCGTTTTTAATGGTTAAGTCATCCGGATTGAAATTGACTTTTTTTAATAATGTACTTTTAGCAAATGAATTTAGGCCTATATTATAACTCAGACTAACGCAAGCGTTAAATTGATTTTGATTAACTTTTAATTTTATTAATTCATTCACTTTTAACGCGAATTTATCGGCTATAAATTTAAACATTTCAAAGGCCTCTGGCTTTGTAATTGCTTTGTCTTGCATTGTCACCTTTTTACCATTTGGATAATAGGTATTTCCGTATCCTATTGTCGGAACTTTTGCCGAGCAAAGGTAAGGAATTAAACTTAAGCCCTCAAATTTACAAATTAAAAGGTAACCAACGTTATTTAATTTCATTATTTTTGTTTTGTTCTAAAAGATACCATCTTCGTAAGGTATAACCGGAGGCTAATAAAAAAGCGACGATTTTCATTGTAGCGTCAACGTCTGCAAATGAGATAGCGTAAAAAGTTCCAGTCAATAAAGATGGTTTTAAGTCTAAAAAGTATTGTTTCATTTTTTTAATCGTTCAACTATATTCGTAATTCCCTCAATTCCTATGTAAGCTGTCGCAATAACAACCCAATCCGATGAGGTTAATGTTCCGCTAAATAAACCTCCGCAAGCTATTAAAAAAACTAATAACTTACGTGAAATCCATTTGCTTAAAATTATATCAAATTGCTCCTTGCTCATCCTCTTTTTTTTCTTCTAATTGTTTTATACAATTTAAAACTATTGAGGCTTCTTCTAAAGTTAATAAGCCTTTTGATTGTGCCAATACCGCCACTTGAATAAGTACGTTAATTTCTTTTTGATTTTCCATATTAATTATTAAAAGGTAATTGTGGAGTTACTTCTGTAGGGTTTTCTAGTAAAAGTAAATCGTTATCAAGTCTGTTTTTTATTTCTATTAATTCTGAATTTAAAATAGTTTCTAACCATTCAACAACTTGTTCCTTTGTTAAATCATTGTAAGCTGTAAAATTATCACCGCTTGGCGATGGCATTACAGTTGACGAATAAGTCTCCGCTGTAAAATTATCATTTAAGGCACTTAATCTCCAATGCACTATATTAACTACATTTTCAAGTGTTCCCTCTTTAGCTTTGCAATCTAATGCGCTAATAGTCCAATTATAATTTGTCATTTTTATTTATTTATTTATTATATTACTACTTTAACTACTCCCGAAGTGTGATAAAAAGCACCTACAGTTAACCCACCCGCAATAGCTAGAGCGTTTGTTGCGTAATCTACCAATCCTACCACGTGAAGTCTTGATGTTGGACTTGTTGAATTTATTCCAACATTACCATTTGACGCAACCCGCATTCTTTCAGCGCCCGAACTACAAAATCCTATTCCATTAAAACCTGATAGCGCTAATAAATCAGTAGAGCCTCCATAAGACATACCATAATAAGCAACTGATGTTCCGTAAAGTGTAAAAGAGTCTGGAGTATTAAAACCGATTTTAGAACCAGCTTGATACATTATACTTATATTACCGTTTACGCTAATTTTTTCATTTGGAAGTATTGTTCCAACACCAAAGCTAGTTCCATTGTCAAATAATTGACTATTGCCTAATGCAGACGCTCCTGTAAATTTTGGTAAAAAATTAGTTGTTCCCGTTCCTGTAATTGGGTTTGTAAGCGTTGCTTGTTTATTGTTTAATTGTGTTTGTATGCTAGAAGTAACTCCATCTACATAACTCAACTCTGTATTAGTAATCGTTCCTATTGAAGTGGTGCTTGGTAACACTACAGTTCCAGTAAAAGTTGGACTTGCTGAATTTGCTTTTAACCCTAAATTAGTATCTAAGTTCGTTACTTGACTTTGTGTTATTAGAATTGGTAAGTTTGATATAGATGTAATTAAACCTTTTGCATTTACGGTGCTTTGTGCTACATTTGACGCTGTCCCAAAAGTTCCTACGTTAGTATTTACAGTTGCTAAAGTTAAGACAGTTGCTCCTGTAGCATCGCCACTATGGGTTGCGTTTGAAACTAAAGAACTATATTGTGTATTTGTAGCATTATCACCAGTATTACTTCCGCTTAAAGTTGTAATTCCTAACTTTGTTTTGATAGTAGCAGTCGTTTCGTCTCCCGTATTAGTTCCGCTTTGATTTGCAATAGTTGTTATGTTAGCATCTGTTACATATCTTTTATTTGAACTATCAGCAATATCGGCAGTTGTAGCATCCGAACCAGCAGTAACTAAGCCTTTTGCATCGTAGGTGATTTTTGTTTTAGTAGCACCTACAATCGCTGTATTTTTAACAACTAAATTACTTAAATCTTGGTCTCCTGTATTGCTACCGCTCAAAGTAGTTATGCCTAATTTAGATTTAATAGTTGTAATGGTTTCATCACCAGTATTAGTTCCACTAACTAAATCTAAAGAAGCTCTATTAGTATGTGTTATTGCTGTTTTTTCAGTAGGAGTAAGAAACACTTTTGTTGCTGTTTCTGTAACTTGGTCTGTTGTATAATCACCATTTTGAGCAGTAACCGTTCCACTTCTACCAAACACAGAACTAACTGCATCTGTAGGAGTTAATAATTCTTGCCAGTTTGCTAAAGTTGTAGCTCCTGTTACTCTTAAAATAAAACTTTTATTTAAATCAGTTCTTACAGCAATATCACCAACTTCTGCAGTTAAAGCTAACATAGCAAGTTGACTAGCTACAACAAATGTATCTGTTATAGCTAAAGCAGGTAACTGTGAAGGGTTAATTTTACCAGAACCATCAAGTCCTGCATATCCACTAACAGCATCTTTTGCAGAAGTTAATTGATAACCACTTAAATCTTGGTCTCCTGTATTACTACCCGATAATGTAGTAATTCCAAGTTTTGATTTTATAGTTGCAGTTGTTTCATCACCCGTATTTATACCTGATTGATTTCCAATAGTGGTTAAATTAGCATCAGTTACGTAACGCTTATTAACTGAATCTGCAATATCAGTTGTTGTAACGCTTTTATTTTTCCAAAGTGAAGTTGCACTATCGTAAGATAATAATTGGTTATTAGCAAGCCCATTAATAGCTACATTGTGTAGTTCTTGAAGTTCAAAACCATTTTGAATTCTATAAACAATAGTTCCAAGAGTTGGCGAAGTTCTAATAACAGTTCCAATATATACCAAATGATTTGGGGCAGATGGTTTTACGTTTGTAATATATCCAGCTGTAGTAGGACTTAAATAAATATTATCACCATCAGCTAAAGTATCAGACGTAAAAGGATTTGTTGCTATAGAACGTGTATCTAAATTATCTAAATGACCTAATACAGTTACATATCCATCTGAATTATTAGAAATATCATTCCTAATAACTCCAAATGTACCTGCACTTGTGCCTTCAGAATTTGCTTGTGCTTTTACAAAGTTAGGTCTATTGCCTGTGCTACCTAAAATATAAACAATAGTACCTTTATATAAAGTTACACCTGTTGAATTACGACCTATAATTGATATAGCTTCTGTATTATCTACTATACCATTGTTATCTACATCATAAGTAGCTTTTAACATATCGCCACCACCACCACCTCCAGTTTGAGCAATCCAACTTCTAACTCCTGCAGTTGTGGATGATAAAACATAGCCATTTGCAGCTGGAATGTTTAAATAATTTTCTTTTAAAGAATCTTGTGTATCTACATAAGTAACAGTTGCAAGTCCACTTATTGAAGGTATTGCAGGTTTGTTTAATATAACAGCATCACCAGTTGTAGCGTTCCAATCTGCATTAACATTAACTTCAGCACCATCAGCAATTCCAGCTAATTTAGTTTGTTCTAGAGTTGTATAATCGTTTGTACTTAAACCCTTTCCTGCAACTTTATCAACTTTTAAGGCATCCTGAGTATCTACATAAGTAACTGTTGCCAATCCTGCAATACTTGGAATACTTGGTTTATTTAAAATTTGTGAATCACCACTAACAGAATTCCAATCAGCGTTTACATTAACCTCAGCACCTGATTGAACACTATCTAATTTTGTTTTTAATACATCTGTAAAGTCATTTGCACTTAAACCTTTACCTGCTATTTTATCTACTTTTAAAGCGTCTTGCGTGTCTACATATGTTACAGTAGCTAATCCAGCTATTGAAGGAATACTGGGTTTATTAAGTATTTGTGAATCGCCTGATGTTGAATTCCAATCAGCATTTACGTTTACTTCTGCACCTGCTTGTATTCCATCAAGTTTATTTTTTAAAACTGTAGTAAAATTATTATCTGATGTAGGAACTATTACATCTCCTGTTTGTCCGTTAACAGAATTAACAGGAGAAACACTTGTAACAGAATTAATATTAACAGTAGTTAGTTCAGGAGTTACAGCTATATTTACATTTTCAGTAGTTGAATATGTATTTATATCAATTACATCTGTAGAAATAGAAGGATTGATAACTATATTTTCAATAGTTTCATTAACAGTTATATTTACATTATCTGGCATACTATTTTGTTATATCACATTTAATTACAAAATTACCCTCAACCCAAGTTTTAACAGTTCCATCAGAAAAAGTTATTTCAATATCATATACATAATTATATTCAGGTATATTAATTATTTGTTTGTTTATTTTAAATAAACCGCCAGCAGCATTTGTAATAGTTAAACCTGCAGAAGCAACTGTAGTAAAAGATAAAATAGGCACGCCGTTACATTCTTTTTTTAATTGCATTTTAATAACAGCACCTGTTAAATTTAAAACAACTGCATTTTTAATTACTGCAAAATTAACAGCTTCAAATGTATCGCCTTTTATATGTGAGAAATTTAAACTCATATCTTATTATTTTTTTGTAGTTTATTTAAAAAGATTTCTAATTTTTTAACATTAGTTTCTTTTGGTTTATATGTTTCTTTTATAGCACCCATCCTGAAAAATTTGCGTCTTTGTCTGGATATACATCTGCATTTGAATTTGTATTGTATTCAGGAAAAGAAACTTGATTAAAACTCATATAATCAATAAATCTATTTGTATAGCTTTGTGCTGTATCACGTGCTTTTTCAATTAAAAAATCTATTTCTGTTTTATCAACTGCAGTACTATTTTCAGAATTATGTTTAAATACACCTTTCTCGCTTATTTTAATAGACGCATAAGGCAAAAACTCTACCATAGTCCAATGTACTACCATCATTTTAATATAATCGCTTAAAAGCGTTGTATATGGTGCAGCTAAATTACTTGCTACAATTCCATCGTTAATCTTATTGTATAATTTAGTACCTAAATAATTTTGAATATGTACTTGTTGAGCTTGAAATATATATTGTGTATATGTATCAGGGTCTACATTACCATTTAAAATAGTGTATTTAACTAAATCGTTTGTTGTTATAAAAAGTGCCTTTGCCATTTGTTATCCTTTATAATTTGGGTGATGTCCTTTGTTTGGCATATCTATTGGTGCTATTTGTGCTTCACTCCATCCACTTGGATTTGGATTGTAACCTGCAATAGAATCTACTTCTTCACTTGAACTTAATGCTTTATCTACATATGGAGTTCCATCTGTTTTTGTTTTTAATCTATAAAGGTTTTCATTAAATACGTGGCCACAATTAGGACCGCCCTTATATTTAAAAAGTGAGTAGTTCTGGCCATTATGACCAAATTCAATATTTACTCCTTGAAAACTTGCTTGGTCTATATCTTCTTTTCTATATACAACACCATTTGCAGTTCTTAACATCATTTTTTTGCAAAAATCTCTTGAATTACCACTTCGGTATTTTTCAGCATATTCATAACGTACTTTAAAATTTCCTTTGTCTAAATAACTTTCTGCACTTGGTTTTGATTTTATAAAATCAGCTAATTTTTCAGATAATGATTTTTTATTTTTTATTTTAGAATTAGCCCATTCTTCAATAGAAATATTAGAATCAGAATATTCTCTTTTATCTACTAATTCCCATTCATCATCTATAGATTCACCATTTAATAATTCAAGTATATTATCACCTTCTTCATCTGTTAAATCTTTAGAACTTAAACAAGTATGATCTGACATTTTTACACCAGTTTCTTCTTCCATTGTTTCATTATTCATTCCTGAAACATCAACAAATTCTAAAGGCTGTATTGTTTTAAAATATAATTTTAATGATATACCATTAATAGCTAGTATTTCATCTAAAGCGTCTATTATTTCTAATTGATATGGTTTAATAACTATATTATCAAATAATAACGTAGCAGTCTTTATTTCATCTGCATTGTTACCTAGTCCACCATCACCAGTTCTAATTCCTAATAACATTGGTGAAGTAACTCTATGACCTACTATTAATTTATCAAAACATTCTTTGCTTAAATATTCGTAATGTGCAGGAGCATCGTTTAAAGGTAAATCTTCTACAGTAGTTTTAGATTCTGCATTAGCATTAAAAGCTATAATAACTTTTTCACCTCTTGCTCCTGTTAATTTACCCATAACATCACGCTTCATTTTATCACGCATTTCTTCAGAAGGAATACCATTATTGAAGTTGATTACTTTAGTTCCAGAGAATCCGTTTTGAACATCGTTGATTTGATAATCTGCTATGTTTTCTTCTAATAAAGCATAAGGTAAAGAACCTGAATAATCTATCGGACTATAATAGTCAAATCCACTTACATAAGGATGTATAACATATATTTCTACTTCATTACCATTACCAAAACCAAAAGCAGGAATTCGTTTACAATCTTCACTTGGTTTCTTTTTAGTCCAATCAGGGTGATAATACCAAGCTTCAATTTGTCCTTTATCATT